GTACGGTCTTTGCTGTTCTGTATGTGTTTTCGCTCACTGTGTTCTCCCTTTGTTGAGTTATCTATTAGAAGTGGTCACGGGTTAGTTGGTCGTGTACTGCGTCATCTTGCATCTGTTCCTCAAGGCTGGCAATCTTTTGAGTGAGGGACAGGTGTCTGCCGTTTAGACCCTCAAGTTTTTCCGTTTTTGTTTGTGTGTCTGGGCGTGAGTTCCAGTACACAAGTTCTGCCTCAACTTGGGCGATAGCCAGTAGGCAGATTTCGTAAGTTTTAGTAAGTGTGGTCATAAGAACACCTTACCGACTATTTCGGAAAATAGCAAGGGTTATCGGAAGCCCCCCGTGTGCCTGGGTATGCGAAGCACCAAGGAAGCCCCGGCTTCGACACAAACGAAAACGAACTGGCGCGCCCTGACGGGCTTGCCCGCAAGTAGGAGAAAAAATCGCGCTGGCTAGTCTGTACCCTTGCTGATACAGTACAAGTACACCACAACAAATAGGGGGTAGTTATCAACACAACAGAAATCAAGCAGAAAGCTCGCGAGGCTATGGACGCGGGAGTAATCATTGGGGACGGACATACTCTGTTCGCGCCCGAGTATTACGCGCCATACTTCACTGCGAGTGACCTTGCAAAAGCGAAGCTCATTACGAAGCACAAGTCAGACGGCTCGCCAAAGGGAACGATATTCGCCAGCGACGGCTCTATCGTTCAGGAATTGGAAGCCGTGTACAACTTGAGCTTTCTCTACTGGCTCGCTCGCAATATCGGAGTGACACAGAGCGTGCAGGCCAACGGTAGAGGCTCACAGGCCTCTGAACTCGTTGGATATATCCGCGAGGCTCTAGCCGTCTAATCGGCTCACAGAGTTATCTATTAGAGAGTGTGACCTGCTCTGCGGGTCACACTCTCGCTGTACGTGCGCGCAAGAAAGTTATCTATTAGAGAGTGTGTGGCCGAGTGAGTGTGGCCACCGTCAGACAGTGACCACTGCGAGTGACATGCGGCGACACTGTGAGTGAGCAGGGTCACGGCCACCCACCGACCGACAGAACCCACCGAGACACCCACCCAAGAAATGAGAGTTATCGGAAGCCCCCCGTGCCGACCAAAGCCAGACCTACGCGGGAAGCCCCGCTATACCTCTAAGATGTATTCAGATAAATCTATCTAGAAGGTAAGTGAGAGGAAAGACTATGGCACACGGGTTGGAGATAACAACAGATGGGGTAGCCCGTATGGCGTACTCCAATAGAGAGATACCGTGGCACAGGCTTGGGGTGTCAATGAACGGGTTGCAGACAGTCGAAGCAATGCTTGAGGCTGCGAAGGCTGACTTCGACGTAGTTACAACACGGGTTGCTGTGTGTGACGATAACGGCGAGCCAATTAGAAACCCAGACAATACGCCAGTCCTTATCAATGACAGTCGTGCGACCGTACGGGTGAATAGTGATGGGACATTTGACGGTCTATCTACGGTTGGCACTCGCTACGTGGTTCAGCAAAACAAAGAGTGCATGGACTATGCGCTTGCGATAGTTGGCGCTAGCAAGGGTGACGCAGTAGTGGATACCTGTGGAGTTCTGAACGAGGGTCGTGAGTTTTTTGCTTCTCTTGATTTAGGTTCTTTGATTATCGACCCAATGGGGATAAACGACAGCATTGAGCGCTACCTGTTGGTACGAAACGGGCATGACGGGAAAACCCCGATTACCTTCGCCAACACGTCTATTCGTGCAGTATGCAAGAACACGGTAATCGCTGGTATGAAAACTGCGAAGCGTGTGTTCACTGCTCGTCACACTAGAAACGTTGAGAGCGCAATAGAGCAGGCGAACGAGGTTCTCAATATCTCTAATGTCTGGGCTGCAGAATTTACCAGAACAGCAGAAAAACTACTTTCTGTAAAAGTCGCACCTGGCACGAAAATATTCGGTGATGTTCTTGACGCTGTATTCCCTCTGGAAAGTGGCTCAACATCTAGACAAAAGAAAAATAGAGACAATGTTCTTTCGCTTGTCAAGGGTGTGTATGAAAGCGACAATAACGCAAAGGGCTACGGGTATAACGGTTGGTCAATGCTGAACGCAATTGGCGAATACCTTGACCACTATCGAGAAGCAACCCCAGTCGAGCGAGCGCTTGCGTCAATGGATAACAACTCATGGGTAACACGGGCAAAGATGATTGCTCAAGACAAACTCTTGTCAGCGTAGAGCGCATCTACGGCTGTATTATTTACATACAACTTCCATGAAGTGAGGCAGTATTGAGCGAAGAACACGACGACGAAACGCCAGACTTCTCTGGTGATTACTCGGACGACATGCCGACCAGAGAAGAACTTGCGATTTGGCTTAGTGAATTCATGTCTCAATCACAAAAAGCAAATGCGATGTACCGCAATCACTTCTGCAACCTTCTGGTAGCGAAACTCTATTCAGAATTCGGGATAGAGGGTATGTGTGAACTGATGATGGCGATAGACAAGCGCTCTGGCTGGGTGTCTGACATCATCATCGAGGACAACGATATTCATGACATACTCTTTCGTGAGTACGGCGTGTTCGACAATGACGCAATAATCAAAGCCAGAATGAGCAATCAACTTACAGAAATGAATAAGAAAATCTGGAGATTGCGCAAGAAGTACGCAAAGCTTATTGCCGAGGAAATAGCCTCTGGTAATACTGCAAAAGTAAAAGAATAACTACCTACTAGAGGCTCTCTCCATCAGGTTGAGTATCAACTGAACCGCCCCATCAGCCTCGGCGAACTCTCCGCCTTCCACTGCTGCGTTTACTACTGTTCTTTTGTTATCTATTAGTGAGTAGATGTATTCATCTATGGTTCCACTCGTGAGCATGTATGTCGCTGTGACTGAACCCTTCTGCCCAATGCGGTGAAGTCTGGAGTATGTCTGGTCGACATCTGCGGGTGTCCAGGGCAGTTCCATGAACAGACACTCCTCTGACGAAGTGAGAGTGTGTCCAGTCTTTGCAGCCTGAATAGAAAGCACGATTACGGGTGCTTCCTCTACGGATAGCGTCTGGAACTTCCTCTTGTTCTCCTCTACTTCCTCGACCCTCATTCCACCCTGGATACGCAGGTCGCCGAACTTTCTGGCTATTTCCTCAACCACGTCTCTATGGTGTGCAGCAACAACGACTTTCTTTCCGTTATCCACTCTTTCTTGTATCCATTCCATCGCCGCTTCCATCTTGGCTTTAGCAGCCAGTCTCCTCAATACCGAAAGCCTGACCAGATGCTCGTTAGCTTCTGCTCTAATCATTGCTGACATAGCAGCGTTGTACGAAGGTAGTCCTTGCTCTATCGCCAATTGCCTGGCTCGCTCTGCGATGTACATCAAGATGTCTTGCTCTGCCTTAACGTAATCTTTCATCGCAGCAGCAGAACCATCAACGACTAAGCGACTATGGACTACTGGCGGAAGTTCTGATAGCACTTGGTCCTTGGTGCGGCGTATGTAGCATGCACCACGTAGTCGTTCGTTTAGTTCGTCTAGGTGTGAGTTGCCGCTTAGGTTCCACTGACCAAATCTGTCTTGATATGCGGCGCAATACCTACGATAGAAGCCCCATAAACCACCGAAGTCTTTTAGTCTCCCGAGTATGTCGAGTTGGCTTGCATACTCTGCTGGTCTGTTCGTCACGGGTGTTCCGGTTAGGCATAATACCGGCGTATTCTTTTTGCTGCTTCTGGCTATCTTTACTGCAGCTTTTGTTCTTTGTGCTGTTGATGTCTTGCAGTAATGACTTTCGTCGAATACGTAGGCACCGTGTTCCAGTAGTTGGGCTTGCCATGCCTGGATATTGCTATACCCAATTACAACCACATCATAAGAACCTTTGTCTGGGAATGTCTTTCTGTTCGTTACCGAACTCACTCTCCGGTGCGGCACCCACTTCGATATCTCGTATGCCCAGTTCAGTACGAGGCTTGGTGGACACACAACAACTGCCGGATACGTATCTCCATCTCGAGCCGATAGATACTCGAGCGTTGCTATTGCTTGGATTGTTTTACCAAGACCCATCTCGTCTGCGATGAACGTGCGTCGTGCATTGGCTGCGTACGCAACTCCGGCTTTCTGGTACGGGAGAAGTTCTCCGGTCAACCCAGGTACGACTATGTCTGCATCTGTCGACCTTGACGCTTCGATGAGCGTATTTATTTCAGCATTCACTTTCTTTGATATTGCCATCACCTCTGCGTCTATGGCAACATCGAAACCGTTCGCCCATTCGATGACTTGCGAGATTGATGACATCGGCGCACGCCATGAGTATCTATCGCCGTCCCATGACACGGCCGGCACTTTCTTTACTGCGGAGATGATTACTCGCTCGTAAGGGAACTTCATGTAAATCATGTCATCATGAAGCGACACACGCTTTTCGCCTTGTGATGTGATGCTCTTGGGCGCTGGGAATTTTAAAATATCTGGAGTTATCTCGAACTCGTACTTGAGGGCGAACTCACGGGCTGAGGAAATAGAAGTAATGGGCACACGCCAGACACGAGAAATCTTGTCCCATCTGGCCCCCTCTACTCGCTTCATTTCATTGACCTGCTCCTGCTCAAAGGGGAAGTCAAAGATGAGCTCTTTATTGTCCAGAAACATCCTCATTGGACAAGTCTATTCCAGAGGTGTAACCACTGACGGGCCAC